ATACTCAAATTTTTAGGATTATGCCATACCCAGAAGTAATTGGAAGCACCATAGATATAGAAAGGGTTCGAGCTCGTGCTAAACTTTTTTCTTTGTAATAAGTAAACAATGACCCCAGTACTCGTATCTGTGGACAAGGCGGGTGATCTCAAACTCGGTAAGCGTAAATGTCGTCTCCACAAGAAGGAAGATGTGGTGAAGGTTGCCAAGAAGTATGGTATCAACACTGAGAAGAAGACTGTCAAGCAGTTATGTGGTTCCATCAAGGCTAAGGCCAAGTCCAGCAACGATGGTATGAACAATGCCCCCCTCGCCAGGTTGTATCCCGGAGCTGCTAAGAAGCAGATGATTGCCAAGAAGCGTGCGGAAAAGAAGGCTCTCGACAAGAAGGCTGTCACCAACTTCATGAAGGCTATGGTCACGACATCCAAGAAGGCTATGCCCCTCACCAAGGAGGAAGGTATCAAGCGTATCAGGGCGATGAAGGGTCTCTCTAGGAATGCTAAAATGAGGCTCGTGAACCGCCTGAATGCGGGAACCATGTCACCTCGCCGTGTCGTTAAGGTTGCCCGTGAACTTTCCAGGTTGAACGTCGCAGCGTATCGTATTTAATTGTCATCGTTGCTAAGGTCATTATATATCTTCTCTTCAGTGTCATAGAAGGCTTTGCCATCTCCAATCATCATTTCCCTGACAGTTTCATAGAGGACTGTTGAGAGTGCGAACTTGTAGGCGAGAAATCCTATAAATGTAACTCCATAATCAAAGTCAAACGCAAAAGGTGCGTTATTCCACGACACTTCAAAAGCAGCAGCACTCAACGGTGCTAAGAACTCCTTCTGAAATGCCGACTTTTCAAATGTATCTACTCGATCACATAGAAGACTTACATACACATAGGATGCAGTAGCCCCGATGACCGCAGACACACCTTGATCGGCACCCTGTGCGATGAAGTATGAGGCACTCAGTGCAGAACCATACCCGAGCGTGGACTTCTTTAGTGTATTTTTGAGTCGAATGTATTCGGTAGGGTGTGGTTTAGAAAGAGCATATGTGAGGGACATGCTATACTATACGAAACACACTTAAAATCTTTATACAAGTTATAGTAAATGCCGTGCCCACGGTGTAGGAAGAAATGTGGGGTTCCGATTGATTGTAAATACTGTGAAGGGAGTTTTTGTCCGAGGTGTATCGACTTATCGAAACACGACTGTCAGGGTGCGGACATCAAGAAGATGAAGCAACGTCTGGAACTTGAGCAAAAGTTAGCATTCGAACCACCGTCGAAGTGCTTAAAGATTTGATGCATCTATTAATCAGCGTGGGAGGTGACATGCACTCATAGCTCAGTGGTAGAGCGCAAGCTTAGTAAGCTTGAGGTCAGGGGTTCGAAACCCTTTGAGTGCATTTTTAAATATGAGTTCCTTATTTAAAAATGTTTACACTTAAGGAATATAATACTATGATTGATAGATGTCTCTCGGGGTAAAGAAACTATCATATGATTCTATTATTCCTACTCGCGGCTCCGAATGTGCTGCTGGTTATGATATCTATGGGAATATGGATTGTATTATTCGCTCGTCGGAACGCGGGCTTATCTCCACGGGGATCGCAATTGTTTTACCACCAGGGGTATATGGACGAGTTGCACCTCGATCCGGTCTCACCGTTAAACATGGTATCCAAATTGGAGCGGGTGTCATTGATCCAGACTATACGGGTGAAGTCAAAGTCGTTCTCTTCAATCATGGGGACAAAGACTTTGAGGTTAAGAAAGGTGATCGCATCGCTCAGCTCATTCTTGAGAAATGTGATACGCCCCCAATCGAAGAAATTAACATAGTAGAAGAGACTGATAGAGGATCAGAAGGATTTGGATCTACGGGTAAATAATATAGTGGAGAGGATAAATAAAATAATGACCCCAATCACGATGTAATAATTTATATTCAATTCCTCCTCGGTTTTGGTTTTGGTTTTGGTTTCCTCTTCGGTTTTGGTTTTGGTTTTGGTTGATATGGCACCAAAACAGTTTTCAGAAGTAACAAATTCATCTTTTTCTTCTTCGGTGCACGCATCAGGGTTTTTACAAAACTGACATGATTCACCTTCTTTGCATTTACAACATTGTTTTAAAGAATCTTCTGGGAATGATATATTTTCAGTGGGTGCCATGTATCCAGATTTACAAACATCTTCACTGACTGCCTGACACCCTTCAGGGATTATTTCGATGCCACGCATTGTTCCATCGGGCTCCTGGATTTCAATTGTATCTGCACCACAATCCATTTTATATACTCTAATATTTTATTTACAAAACCAGAAATCCTCCGGTTGAGGCATGAAAAGTATACCTTGACCCATAGTCATATACAATTTAGCCTTATCTATATTAGGGTAAGAACACAATAACCACCTCTCCCAGTATTCAGCCCTAAAGAAATCTTCCCAGTCCTCTTTGGAACTTTCATTGATTTTCAACATCCCCCTATGTATCTCATACTGATCCCTTTCTATTCGCAGCTTCTTAGGCATGATTGCCCCCTTCCTAAGAAGATGTGCGCGCATGAGTCGTGCATTACCATGATCTGTGTAATGCTCAATACGTTTTTCACCAAAATCGACAACTCTCTTACTTGGTAAGGTAACTCTATACTTGTGAGTGATTGATGGACTGGGTTGCAATACGACGTGCATATGATATCATATAAGGAATTAAATTGATAAAAAAAAATGCTCGAATATACATCCCTCGATGGTATCAAAATCCAAGTTGGACAAAATGCAAAAGAAAATGATGAACTTACCCTCTCGAGTAGTCCACATTATTGGTGGATGCATGTAGCGGGGTGTTCCGGGGCACACGTTGTGGTATGTCATGAGGGTGACCAACTCCCCAAAGAGACAAAGAAGGATGCGATGGTCCTAGCGGTGCATCACAGTCAAGCACCAGATACGAAGATGTCGCGTGTTGATGTCACTAGGGTTGAACATGTCGTGTGGTTGCGACAAGCGGGAAAAGTCAAACTCGTGGGGGAGGTCATGGAACTCGCGATTTTTATGAGACGAGAGAAAGAACGACTTAACCGCGTTATAAAATCTTTATAGTTAGTATGAAGATTGCTTTTATATTTATAGTAAAGGATGGTCAGGACTATCTACAAAAAAATATTGATGAAATAAAAAAGTTTGATCAAGATATTTATGCGATCGAAAACAACAGCATCGATGATACTAAAAATATATTGCTACATGCAAATCTTAAAAGAGTAATTTGTCTCGATATTGACAATAAAAACTCTGTAGAACTTTGTGAAACAAATGAAAATTCCAACTGTTCAAAGCGGACGAGACGCCTGGCCTATATTCGACAGCAGGGTTTAGATGCTGTGATGAGTTCGGGAATTACATATGATTATATATGTATGCTAGATATGGATTTTATAGAATTTGATAAAGAACGACTCATGGATATGTTCATGCATATGGAGAAAAATAAGGACGTGGATGCTTTATTTGGGATGTCGAAAACGGCTACGACTGGTTTACCTTATGATATAGGTGCCGTGGAACCCATCACTAAACTTATACCAATTGTTTTAAAGATGAGTCGTTATGTTGAAGTCGATTCAGCTTTTAGTGGTGTTGGTATTTATAGATATTCATCTATCCGTGATGTAGGTGCTAAGTATGACTATAAACTGATAAATGACATTGAGCACAAACATTTCAATGGTTATTTAAACAAAAAACTAGTGGACGTAAAATTCAACCCTATATATAAAACGAGTTCATTCGAATTGGAAATGTATATGATTATTTTTATTATCGTTTCTTGTATTTTACTCTATTGTCTTCTAAGTAAACTTGTGTAGTATCTATTGGGATTTTAACTTCGACGTGATCCATCTCGAAGCAGCACTGTGCGTGACCATCGTAGGTTCTTTCACAAGCCTTGCAGTAATAAAGGGTGGGAGTATCCATATGTATATCCATAATTGAAAATGGTACTTAGGTTTAACATAACATTTTCTGTGTATGAATCTTACGAGCTTCCTCCCAACGACCGGACATCTCGATTAACCTCTTCGTCTGTGTTTTCATTCTAAATAGTGACTGTCCGTTTCGTAAATTCTTAAATGCATTCTCTACTGTTTTATTTGTGATACTCACACGACCCACCTTGTAACGCTTGAGTTCATCCTCAAGGTTGATTACACGCTTCTCTGTATCTGAAAGCTGTTTTTGTAGACTGTTGATGATCACTTTGTGTTTTTTAATTTTTGGGTCGTTCTCTAGTGCCTTGATGATACGTTTCTGTTTCTTAATTTTCGCATTTTTCTTCTTGACGACCTTGTCTATCTCTGGTCCAAGATCGATTACAAACTTGGACGTTTTTCGGGGTCGTGAGGAAGATTTTACCATTCTATGTATTTTTTTACTTTTTCGTCTTTCACTTAGTTACCGAATGCGACACCAGCCATACCATTCTTGATACGAAGAATGTTATAGTTGACCGCATAAACCCTATGAAGATGGTTACCACCGGTAGGCTTGTTCAACACAAGCTTCGCATTATCTATGCGTGAGAAGTTTAGTGACCCAGTTGGCTGCATTTTGCTCATGGTCAAACAGAAGGGCCAGGAGTAGGTTGGGAGATCGTCGATGGTACTATCGGGGAGATCTGTGCAGTGCATCTCGGGCACTACGTCGTGATGGTACACATTGGATGTATTTTCAAAAAGGGTGGTACCATTAATGTAAAGGGATGATGTATTGAAAGTGTATTCATCAGCCCAAGAACTTCCAGTTGCCTTAGCTGATACAACGTGAAGAGACTTCACGGGGTGGTTAAAGTAACTGAGATCGATTTCGGTATCCGTCTTGTTAGCCATTTGATATTGGGTCTGTGTGATAAGAAGTTCATGGTCGGTATCAGTGAAATATTTGCGTTCATCTGTATCAAGGTAGATGTAGTTACCATAGACCTTGGGGGTTGAAGCGGCGGTATAACCATCGCGGCACTTCACACGGATTTCGACATCATGATACTGCAGTGCAACCAGTGGGAGAGACTTGGTCCAGTCTTCACCGAAGAAGAAAGGAATCATATAGTAGTTACCAGAGTGGTTCTGTTTCCGGTTGTTCGTGGTTACAGCGAAAGAAGCCTTAGCTGCCGAGTCGCGCATGAGAGGGTTGTGGACACCTTGAATGTAAAGGGAGTCCAGTTGTGTGACCTTTTGACCACCGATCCAGAGTTGGAATTCAGTAGGACTCGCCGCATCTGATGAGAATAGACCATCAGTATTAGTTTGGACATTTGAAATATTGGTATCCTCGATCCAAATGTAGCTCATGAGGTCACCCTTAGAGCGAATGGGAATTGTAACCTCATTGTTCGCATCAAAGGTACCGATATAATCCATACGTTCGGGTTTCATGGCGAAGTTGGTGTAACGTTTGTAGTTCTGACGGAAGAAGCTGACTTGTGGGTCACCTGTGATGTACACATCCTGAGCACCGATGGACACGAGCTCAATTAAAGCGGCAGACATTTATTAATAAATGATATTAAAATTTTGGCTCATTATAAACACATGGTGGTATTCCAAGCATTGACTTGGGAAGCGAGAGATACAGATGATGAACATCTTATCAGTATCTTGGGTAAAACTGAAACTGGTAAATCAGTCTGTCTGACGACAGTTTTTGAACCCTATTTTTTTGTAAAATTACCTCGTGGTACATCCCAACAGGATGTGAGGCTTCTGTATAACGACATCGAAAAACTTCGTCCAGATCATGTCACGAGTTACAGTCTTACACAACAGAAGGATGTATGGGGATTTCAAAATAATGAAAAATTTACCTATATGCGTCTAAATTTCAAAACCCTGGTGGACCGGAGAAAGGTAAATTCGATATTCATGTACAATGGTTCATTCAAAAGATATCATGTATATGAATCGAACCTTGACCCTGTCCTGAGATTGATGCACCGAACCGGAATTCAATCCACTGGCTGGCTTGATACCGGTACTGTATGTACACGGTCTCATCTTGCTGACGTAAACATTGATCTTTGGTGTAACGACTGGTCAACACTAAAACCTGTAGAACGTGATGAAATAGCTCCATTTGTAGTGGCATCAGTTGATATTGAATGTAATAGTTCTACTGGGAAGTTTCCAGATGCTAACATTCCCGGGGATGTGTGCTTTCAAATCGCAGTTTCTCTTTGTAAATTTGGTAGTGATGAACCATATGAACAGACGTGTCTATGTTATAAAAAAACGGAAGGTCCATATGTGATGAGTTTCGATACTGAACGTGAAATGATCGAGGCATTTCAGAAGTATATTCGTGAGAAAGATGTAGACATCATCACAGGTTGGAACATTTTTGGGTTTGATCTTGAATACATTTACAAGCGAGCGTTATTGACTAAATGTTCATCATCTTTTTACAATCTTGGGAAGTTGCGTGATACCCCAAGTGAACTTTTACTGAAACAATTAAGTTCGAGTGCACTAGGTGATAATTTATTGAAACTTCTTCCAATGTCTGGAAGGTTCATTTTTGATATGTTTCACGAAGTGAAGAAAGGGTACAAATTAGACTCATACAAACTCAATGAAGTTTCAAAGCTGTACCTTGGAGATCAAAAAATAGACATGTCCCCAAAGGAGATGTTTGCACGTTACCTAGAAGGTGACCCGAAAAAGCTGGGTGAAGTAGCTGAATACTGTATCAAAGATACTCTCCTTCCACATAAACTCATGAAAAAACTGTGTACTCTATTGAACCTTTTGGAAATGGCGAAAGCGACGTGGGTTCCATTATGCTTTCTAGTAGAACGTGGTCAGCAGATAAAAGTGTTCAGTCAGTTAACGAAAAAGGCTCGCGAGTTGGGGTACATGGTTCCGACAATTAAATATGGATCTCTACCGGAAGAGCCATATGAGGGTGCGACGGTTTTGGATGCACAGAAAGGTGCGTACTACACTCCAATCACTGCGTTGGATTTTGAAGCACTGTACCCGTCAATCATGATGGCGCATAATTTATGTTATTCTACATACGTGATGGATGATCGCCGCTATGGGAATATCCCCGGGGTGACGTACGAAACATTTAAGATTGGCGAAAAAACGTATAAATTTGCCCAAGATGTACCGAGTCTTCTACCCAGTATTCTTTTAGAACTCAAACAGTTTCGAAAAAAAGCCAAGAGGGATATGGCGGCTTCCACTGGTGCTATGAAGGAAGTGTACAATGGTAAACAACTCGCGTACAAGGTATCTATGAACTCGGTGTACGGTTTCACGGGGGCTGGGAAGGGTATATTACCATGTGTACCAATCGCATCAACAACAACTTGCCGTGGTCGTGAGATGATTGAGGAGACGAAGGTGTATGTAGAGGCGAATTTCCCAGGGGCGAAAGTGAGATACGGGGACACTGATTCAGTAATGGTTGAGTTTGATGTGGGTGGTCGAACAGGTGAGGATGCTGTGAAGTATAGCTGGGAAATTGGTGAGAGGGCTGCGGAAGAGTGTAGTGCCCTCTTCAAAAAACCAAATAATTTGGAACTTGAAAAGGTATATTGGCCTTACTTCTTGTACTCAAAGAAGAGGTATGCCGCAAAATTATGGACACGGAACAAAGATGGGAATATGAACATGGATTATATTGATATCAAGGGACTTCAAGTTGTTCGTCGAGATAATACACCCCACGTGAGAGAAGTGTGTAAGGAGCTTCTCGATGTAATTCTCACATCCAATGATCCGGGACCACCGAAAGAACTGGCGAGGGAGAGAGCGATTGAATTACTCACCGGTGATATTCCAAATGATAAACTTATATTGAGTCAGTCACTTTCCGATACTTATAAAGTAAGTGGTATGCCGGTATCAGTCAAAAGCCCAAATAGTGTGAATATCAACCAATCACATGTACAGGTCGTGGTTAAGATGCGACAGCGTAAACCCGGATCGGAACCACAATCTGGGGATCGCGTACCATATCTTCTCACAAGAACGGACAACCCAAAGGCGAGAGCTTTTGAAAAGTCAGAAGATCCCAAATATGTAGAGGAGCATGATATACCCGTAGATTATCTATACTACTTTGAGAACAAATTCTTGAATCCCGTATGTGATCTTCTCGACCCTCTTTTTGAAAATACTAAACAGGAGATATTCGGTGAAATCATAGAGCAGCATCGACCCGTAAAGAAAAAACTAGGACCAGCTTTGAGTACTATGAAAAAAGAACAGCTCATAGAAGAGTGCAAAAAAATAGGTCTCGAGGACACTGGGAAAGTTTCAGAATTACGAGAGAGGATTAAAGCATCGAGAGTGAAAAAACAAGATTCTATTCAAGACTTATTTAAAAACTACGAGCAAATGGTTAATAAGGAATGAGTCTCTATGGCAGGATTACAGACATTGTCGAGGAAGAAATCAATCAACGACTTGTCGTGATGATGAATGAATATGTTAATATCATCTCTAAAAAACATGGGATTTCTACTGAGTTACTCTTGAAAGATATACCCGAGCCTTTTACCGGAGCGATATGTAAGGGAATAAAAAACGATGGTCACCGATGTCAATTTAAGGGTATATATGAAGGGTATTGTAGACATCACACAAAAAATCAAAAACGTGGTGAATTAATGAGAATTCCTAGGACAACTAGTCATATACATGGACCCGATCAGATGTATGTTAAGGGGTGTCCAGGTTGTGAAATTTCGAATGAGCTTATAGATTTGAATACCATGATTGGTAATGAGTAAATCTGGAATTCTACTAACATCAATAAACACCTTCTATGACGACGAAAAGAACCGAACTAAATTAATTACCGTTTTAGATAAATCGACAGGTATTTCATTACGAAATCTCGAATGGTTCATCACAAACTACGCAAAAAAAAATAATACATCCTTCAAGACTAATAATGGAAAATTATTCACAGTTCATTGTGCTTATAAATCGAGTCTTGATGGGTACAGTAAAAAACTTTTCGACCCATTCTGTCGGTCAGAAAAGTTTGCGTATACAGTTCCTGGAACATCTCATGAAATTCAGACAACTCTCGCACAGTTGAATTTCATCAAATGGTGTATCAAGAATAACATCATCGACTATATTAGTGATAATAAGAAATCTTTGTTTAACAAACAACCCACCTAAAATTGTATATGAGCTCTACCATTCCTGATTATCATCATATTGTAACTTTTTGCTATGATTATAAACTGCTTGGGAAAATAAATCGGATCAATCTTAAATAGACTGATGTAATTATCGTCAAAATCAAACGTCCCGTGCCTTCCATCATACTCTAGTTCCACAGACACGTATGCATCTTTCACTGTACTGAAATTTAAATGACCGGAGGGTCGTAATTCATCCGGGTGTAGTGCAAAACTATACATGTTGATGTTACGAAAATTGGGGGAACGTTTGTGGTATAAGTTTGGTAAAGAGGCGGATAAAAACATATTAGAACCAGTGGTTTTGTCTAATATTTTTTCACCATCACATTCAAGTGTTATAAATTTTTGTTTTGAGTACATCAATGGAACATTCTTTTTAGCTCGAACCCATTTATTGAAAATAGCTGGAGGATACTGTATCGTGAGTTGTGTTAGTAGAAATTGAATATTGTTATTTCCACTAGCTGTTAAGAATGCATTATCTAAATACTTTTTTATTCGGGTAATGTTTTCTGTCTCTGTCGCGTTAGTGGTTCCATCGAGACTTGCATCTTTTAATGTATCTAATAAATACACGTGGTAACCACCCCAAATGGTATTGAGATTAGTCTGTTGTAGTAGGTTAGTAACAATAGTATTGTGGGCATTCGCGTCTGCAGCAGTCTCAAGACTGGTTAGATCAGATAATACACTTGTAGCTGTAGTAGATACGGTATCCAGGTAATTGACGAGATTAGTAATTATAGAACCGTGACTTGTGGCACCACTCCCTGTACCTGGTACAATATCTCGCAAACCAAGCAGTGTAAAGTAGTCTACTCCCCAAATATTCAGTGATAATAATCCATCTATAACCTGACTCTGTTGGAACTGACTATACCCCGACATAATACCTTGAGTTCCTGCTGATGCTTTGAATGCATTTATGTAAGCACTATCGTTCCCAGATGGGGTACGCAAGAAATTCAAGAGACTAATTTCTACATCGGTCCACTCCTGTAAAGAGAGTAGACCAAGTATAAGTGGTTCACGGTCTGCTGCTATGGCTGTTGGTAATAAATCAAGTATTCCATTCACACCGCCGATTAAGACATTGAGTCTAAATTTGAGTGTCGGTATTACACGGGATATCAACTGTACGTATGATTTAAAAGCAGTGATAGTGATATCTCTACCTGGAGACCCAGGTAGAAGAGAAGTTAAACTATTCACGAGTATAAAATTTTTATTGTTCCATACGGGCTTCGTAAGTAACGTCGTAACTCGATCCTGTCGTTGTTGGAGTGTTTCATTTGGGAAATCATCCAAACTGGTTTTCACCTCTGTTTTTAATTCATCAAAATAAACTTTTGCACCATCAAGAAATTCTTTGAGTTTATTAATAGTGCTAATTTGTTCCACTGCCCCAGGTTTGAAACTATCTAGACCAGTTAAGTAATAACTAGCTACTCCTAGGTAAACACGAAGTCCTAATATGAGTAATTCCTCTATGTCTGTCGAGGGTGAAGTTTTCAATAGTTTTAACAAATCAATTTGTTCCGATCCCCAAATAGTCGGATTGTCGAGGATATTATCTATGATTTCGTTACGTTGGACACCGGTGGTTCCATGAATACTAAGTAATTCTTCATCTACACGAGTCTGTACATCATTAATTTTTATGGGTATAGTACCAATATATTGCTTGAGAGTGTTTACGCGCAGCTGATCGTCGCCAGATTCAGTAAGTAAAGCATCCAAGATGCTAGTTTGTCCTGTATCACCCCAATAAATACTTTGACGTATCACATCTATACTAGCTTTTCGTTTGTCTACATCTGCTTCACCTACGAGCGAGTCTAATGCAACCCCTATAACACCCCCCCATATGGGAATTTGTTTGAGTGTAATAAGGGTTCTAAGCTGAGTTGGTGTATAATTATCAAGTTTGTGTAATTTATCCAAAATGGACAGATGTTCACCTGTCCACTTACCAATTTTTTTAGCTATAAAAAAGAGTTCCTTAACACAGTTTTTGAAATCCAATTTAAAGTTACCTATTTTAGATTCTGGTTCTATTAAGAATGTATTTCTTTGGTGCTGCTCAAATAAAATTTCTAAAGGTTTACTCTGTAGCATACAACGCTCTACTGTGTTCAAGTGAACGAGGCTTAAATTGACATTAAAATTGCTCAATTCAAGTTGTCGAGTCAATCTATTGTTTGCTTCTGGGTCCCATAATGTATCATTAAATTTTTCCTGTGTTGCGAATATGACATCAATAGTAGGTCGTAGCTTTATACGGAGCATCAACTCTTGATCATGTATAGAACACAAAGGAAACCCATGTCTCGGGCGTCGGTGAAAATAGAATGGAATTTGTATTCTATATTCATCTGTACTAAATGGGTCTACCCCTTGCGTGTTGTATTGTCCATCGTAAAACTCCTGTAGAAACTCACGGTCCGAACTCCCTTGAAAATGTTTACCATGTAACACATCTATACTGGACCTATATGATTCGGGTATGTTCAATTCCCGTTCTATGAATATATCATCTGATGTGATTGTATCAATTTTATGATCACCTATAAATAAATCGATATAGTCAATCACAGAAATTCCAAATATATCGACAGGAAAAAGGTTTGATGCAGCACCCTCAATAAGACCCGGAATGGAATTAGGATCGGCTACAAATGAGAGAGTTATCTCTTGTAAAATATCACCATATTTTTGAGGAATTTTAATCTCTAAGAAGTCATCCGTGTACACCCCTTCCGGAAAGGAAATTTTATAATTCTCGGTTGCGTAGTTTGTATACTTACTAAACCTTTTGGTAAAAAAAGAGAATGACGGGTCGACACTTAAAGATTTGTTTGATTCACCCAGTGCTGCAATCTGGACTCGACCTGCCATATAATACTATGTACCATTAATATTTTAAGCCAGATAATCCACTCGAATAGTGTAGTATATTGTAACTCTTCACATAAATTTGAACCTCCGTGATCTCATCATCTTCCGCTGAATACGGATCTGAGTAATCTAATTTGATCTGACATTTCTGATCGATTATACGACTGAAATTCAAATGCCCCGATGGAGTATTATCCAGTGGGTAAAGTGCGAAAGAATAACTTGCAATTTGATCTCTGGTTGGTAATTGAGAGGATGTTCCATCAAGGAATGAAACATCTCCACCTATACCAGATAGAGCATTTGTTAGAGAATTTTCGTGTACTAATTTTGAAAAAGATTCATTGAATAATGTTGTATTGTTCAATGTCATTCCCAATTCTTTAAATTTTGTATTGAGCATATACTGAATCAATTCTTTATCATCTTGATACGAAAACTTCCTTGATTTCTTTCCCGCTATGAAATACAATGTTTTGATTGGATGCTGAAAACGTAAAATAATTTCATCTTCATCTTTGGTCCTCGGTATATCATGTCTTCTCAACTGCATCTGTGTAATTAACTGGTCAACTGGGGCACTTTTTAAATAATTCAATTCATCCTCACCCAAGTAGGCATACGTTGGTAAAAGAGACGCTGTTTGTATATTCGCTTCTATATCATTTTCATTTATATATGGTCGTAAAAGTTTATCGAGACTTTTGAATTTTATTCGAACATAACAATCATGTTTATCAAGTTTACATAACAATACAGAAGCTGGTAAATTATTATAAAAGTAAAATGGTAAATCAATATACATTTGTCTCAAGTTCCATTCACCGGTACTATTTTTACCATATGGTTCTTCCTTTGCAGTTGTTAGAGGGACGATACTATCTCTAAAATTATAATCACTCGCATGATATTTATGGTATAGATAAATCCAATCACCTGTAAGTCTTTCTATGTGTGTCCCCCCTATAAAAAGGTCAGCGTGTTCGATCGCATGGATACCAACATTGGGTGTGAATGGGTCCTCATCTGCGATTGTTTCCTCTGTGAGTACTTTGCAAAAGAACTTATACCGGAGTGTTAAGTTCGTTAAAAGATCACCCATATCCACTGGTATGATACAAGTTGTCTCCTGGCCGAATCTAGCATCGAGTAGTGGATTTTCTCTCACATCAAATGCAAATTTTGTATGATATTTAAAAATACCAGAAAAATGAGAATATGTGGGACTTCCTGTGATGTGTATATCCTGAGTTCCTAAAGTACCCAGTCGCAGTCTTCCTGCCATCTCTACTTAATTATACGTTTTGTTTTTAAGTCTGCAATAAAAAACCATTATTGAATACTAAATTTTTGTACCCTGTGTAATACATGTGAAACTTATATTCTGGGTTTTCGATACGCGATCCATTCCCAAACTGGAGACCTATATCATCAACCATTTCCATATAAAATTTGGTCTTTTCTGAATTTAGTGTGGAAAAATCGAGAAACCCTGAGGGTGTGGTACTCTTAGGGAACAATGCGAAATTATAGCTGTAAATGTAATTAAGTAAATAATTGGGTGAAGGTGGTTCAAATGCATACGTCCTTGTTACATCAGTCGCTGAACGCGCTAATCTTGAACGTAAAGGAACATAACTGAAAAAATACTCTCTATCATTGTTCGATACATTTGGAATACGTTCATCATTTAATATGAAATAAGCGCGTTTTAGGAGATGTGGTTCACCCACATCTTTGATCTGTGAGCGAGTAAAGTTGAAACGATTTGCAGTCGTTGAATAGAACCATTTATTGATATAATCGGCTCTTTCATCGGGTAAACTTCGATACTCCTCTTCATCTTCATATCCTTCATACCTAAAGAACCAGTGAAAACACTTGACGGGAACTCGTGGTTCCAATTGTAGTACAAATTCTCTTTTTTGTGGTTCGAGGGGAATGGTCGAATGTCTGAATACAAAATCATATACGAATTCTCTATTGGGTCCCATGAAATATAATCGTTCTTCTGGGGAAATTGTAATTTCTTCGGTAATGACTTTGAAAACCGGTATTCGCTTCACTGGTGGTTTTTCGGGTAGACTTCGAGAAATACCATTATCATCTACGCGCTGGTTATAGAGGGTGAAGAAGGATTGTTTGAAAAATTCAATTTCGAGTGTAATTTTCTGATTATGTATAGCACATAGAGGGAATGGTGCTTTATTTTGAACATTTTCTGAATAAATATCACCCGCATAATTATGTGAAAAGAAGAATGGTATATGGATATAAAGTTGATTACTTTGTGCTGCCTTCTGACCTGATGGCTGACTCGTCTCACCACCAACGATATTTCTATTATAGAGTGTGTTTGCAGCCATTTTCTGTGAATCGTTTGTATACAAATTATCATGAATTATACACCAATCCGCTGTTATTTCTTCGAGTGTCTGAGTATCCACTTTAAATTTGATATTCTTGATTATTTTCCGACCAAGTAGTTGCATATCCCACGCCCAGTTCGCGATTTCAGGTAGTGTAAAAGTGGGTGGGGTGTGAGTTCCATTGACGATACCTTGGACAATATCAGGGAGAAGATTCAATACACCTGAATTAATATCACTCGAAATTAAACCATTAATTTGTGAATTAAGTGTGATTGTATCAGTCCCGTCAAGTACACGAAATATGTCCGGAGTAAACGCGTAATTATTTGGATCAATTCCTAATGTAGTAACTAGTTCACTCCCCGGTTTTACTCTACCAGATATAATATCTAATAGAGCGACATATACATTAATGGGTGTACTGGTAAACAATCCCTCGGGAAATAACGTGATAAGTAAAGTATTAAACTGTATTTCAAACGATAAAAAGGATTCAAAATTAGGAAATGAGAAAATAGGGAGGATAACCCCGACTGTATTTGGAGCACCTGCGAGCCACCATTCACTAAACGTTGGATACCCGAATTCCGCCAATGTTTTACCACCAAATAAAACTTTCTGTGTCGTATCATTGAATGTAATATCCTCATAATTCCAATCAGGTAATTCCATTTGGATCCATATATTATTTAAGAGATCCCCCATGTTCTGTGGTTTCAATTCGACACGAACCGTTTCACCGAAAGGCCACGAAGCTGAAACTTCGGCGTTTACTGTGTGTACATTATGATACTTCCGAAATTCTGCGTGTCTCATATGGTCATTGTATTTAAACAATGATTCTTCAGGGTCTTTGGAAAGGAGGTGTGTATCCTGCTTTCCAATAGCTTTGAGGGAAATTTTAGCAGCCTCACCCATATCTATCTACTGCTCACATATTTTTAATATCATTCTTCCACATCGTAATGTGACTCATCTTCAACATCTTTTCTAGATCCTCCTTCGCCTGCTCCGCCTCCGCCATGAGCGCTTTGACGCGTTCATCTGTGTATTCAACTGTCCTCGTGTTGAGGAGGTAGTCCAAATTCCCATCAATATTGGGAAAGATCGAGGACATCTCTGTCTCGAGTTCAACCTTCTTCCTTTTGAACACTATCAACTTCCCCTCGATGACCATGGATACAAACTTCGATTTATGGTCACACATATCCGCCCGCTTCTCAAGGACATCGATGAGGTGTGCCTTCCTCATCTTGTAATGTTCGAGTCGGAGATCGATAAAGTCTTGGAGAATTTCCTCGGGACTCGCGTACTTGTGAATACCTTTAGTGGGATGAAAGAGGTGCATATTGGATACACGAAACGTCTTCCTCAACTTTAGATCCTTGAGAAGATCCTTACCCACATACTCAGTAATTTCAAAGTGAACATCCTCAGTCGTCGAGTTATTGGTGTACCCCCCAATCAACTTCTTTTCAACGAGACCATCCAGATACTCCTTGTAATCTTGTGTCCATCTACCTGGTGGGAGTTCAGTTACCACAATGTTACTTCCAGACCAATTCCAAACACCTTCCATCATCCATGTATCCTCTTCCTTGTGGACAACCCCCTTGAAACCCCTGAACCAAGGTCGCATACTCACGAATTCGTCCCCCTTGAGATATCTCTTAATGTTTTCCTTGATATCATCTGGGTTGAATGGAGGTACATAGCAACTGAAACCTGTACCGATACCTTCCGTTCCATTGACGAGGACCATTGGTAGAGTGGGCATGTAAAATTCTGGTTCAATTAACCGACCATCATCGTCCAGGTAATTGAGAATAGCATCATCTCTAGGATCAAAGATCTTTCTCGCATCCTTGGTAAGTTTCGTGAAGATGTACCTCGTTTGAGACGCATCCTTACCACCCATGAGTCTCGTACCGAATTGACCACAAGGCTCTAAAAGATTGATATTGTTCGACCCCGTATAGTCATTCGCCAACTTTACGATCGTATCCGCTAGGGAAACTTCACCATGGTGGTACGCACTCTTCTCAGCCACAAATGCCGCCAATTGTGCAACCTTCATCTCATCCTTGAGATTCTTCTTGAAGCACGCGAACATCACCTTCCTCTGTGAGGGTTTGAGACCATCCGCCATATGTGCGATAGACCGCTTGAGATCTGCGAGACTGAAATTGACCAAGTCCTTGTGCACAAAATCAGAGATGTCCAATTGCTTCACACTCCCATACGGGACTTCGAGTTGGTCAGCATCTTTCGCAGTGTTCTCCAAAAGCCATAACTTCCTCGCGTCAGCCTTCTTCTTATCAAAAGCGAGAACAATTGAATCGTCTGTCATCGTATCCACATCGAATTTTACCGTGAGGTCCTGAATCTTCTTGAAGTATTCCCGAGCTTCAGCTGATGTAGAAGTACCGAGACCCTTATAGTACTTAATCTTCCACCCCTGTTTCCCATCTCCATACCAGGTCCTAAACGCTGAGTCTGTGTAGAAGGACTTGATTTGTGAAGCCTTCGTAGCTTTGATGATCGGGGTCACCATACTCACAACAAATCCAAGTTTCAAAAGACTGGGCCAGAAATAATGAATCATGTTGAGGATGAGACCCTTGATATGGGATCCATCATTATCAGCATCTGTCATGATCATTAAACGCCCATAGCGAAGATCGGAGACAGTCTTATATTCCTTACCCTGTTGGAGTCCCAAAATCTTCTTGAGATCATTGAACTCCTGGTTCGATGTCAGTTGGGCCACTGAGACATCTCGGACATTCTTACACTTACCACGGAGAGGGAAGACACCATAGTTGTCACGACCCACAACCGAGATACCTGCGACCGCGAGAGTCTTTGCCGAGTCACCTTCTGTGACGATGAGGGTACAATCCTTTGAGTGTGCTGTACCAGCTTTGTTCGCGTCATCCAATTTGGGAATACCGGTAATCTTAGACTTGCGTGCTCCATCGGACTTTTGAAGTTCCTTCATCTCCTTAAACCTGGAGAGTGCCAGGAGTTCCTCGGCGATTCCAGTCTTGAGTGCGTTCTTGATAAAACTTTTAGGTGCTTCAAACTTACTCCCAAAACTTTGAGACTTGGAGGTACACTCAGACTTCACCTGACTAGAGAATGTTGGGTTCTCGAGGGTTGCCTTAACAAAGATAGTAAAAGTATTCTTAACTTGTTGAGGTTTCAACTTAATCTTCTTCGCCATTTCATCGATGATACCGTTAGCGATAAGGTTCGCAGCGTGGTCGACATGGGTTCCACCCTTGTTCGTACAGAGTCCATTCACGAATGAAACTTGTTCCATACCATTTTCAGCGGGTCCGATACACACTGACCATCGGTCGGTGTTTAATGAGTACACATCTTCGACACCTTCATGCATCTTCGCATAGGTCTCGAATGTTTGTTTGGTGAGAACGTCCTCGTTGAATTTAACTTTACAGTTTTGTGTGGTACAGATGTTCGCATCCCATACCCTCTTTTGGAAGATACTGTAGATGGTATCGTCCATTTTGGACATCCCGAATCGTTTCCACTCGGGGGTAAAAGTTATGGCGACAGATGACGTAGCACCTGAATATTTTTTGATTTTTGGGGGGTCACAGATAGTCATATTCTTTGACCAAGATTGGGTGTACGTCTGCTTCGTCTCATGGTCCTTGATGACCACAGAGAAATCCGTGGAGTAAATGTTCGCCAATTTGGCACCGTACCCGTTACGACCACCGACGATACGCTTTTGGGTATCATCATAGTTGGTACTCGTGAGGAGGTGTCCAAAGACGAGTTCGGGGTTCCATAGACCCTCCTTGTCGTGCATTTTTACAGAAATACCTCCGAGAGGACCATTGTTCTCGATGGTGACGGAACCCGACTGCTTATCGAGTGCAACGGAGATGGAACTGACATGCTTGGGATGGAGAGAGTTGCGGTCGATGGCGTTAACCAGGATTTCATCAAAGATTTTCAAGAGAGCTGGGGAGTACTTGAGGTTCTTCTTGGAGAACTTTTCACCATTGAGAATCCAGTAGGGTTCTGTACCCAATTCAACTGGACCGACATAGGAGTCAGGTCTCTTGAGAACGTGTTCGATATGGGTGAGTTTTTGGACGCTTTCCATACTTTCTTAGTTTTATTACAATTCAAAGCTCTAACTTAGGTTTATTTCATCTAAAAGTATCAACTTGTCGTAGCATTTTTTCAATTTTTTCACGGTACCCTTAAATTCGTCCAACGAATTCATTTTTCTACCACTGTTCCACTGCCAACGGTCTGTATGTTTAGGTTTTGGTATGTTTTCAGCAATGAAATTCAAATACCCCAGGAATTTATTACATCGCTTTCTAAATTCATCAATATAATCCTTTTGGTGTTGTGTAATTGTTTTGGGATATTTTCCAATACGATGAGGGGTATCGGGTTTTATGATAGTACCAATACAATAAAACACTTGTGTACACGACACGTTACCTGTTACCTGTAAATACTTCTTTAGATGTTCGTTGAATTCAGAATCTTCGGAATAGTCATAACTTTGTTGTAATAAACTATCTAGATTTGCCTGAACACCTAAAAGTGAGGGAAACACTTTTGAGTATTTTGAAGACGATCCAAAATTTGCATATATAATAGATTGACAATAGTCACCCCATTTTCTCATATTACACGTTTCACGTCCAAGTTTAAACCAAAACTTATAATCTCCTTTAATCATCGAGTGTCTACATTGTGGGCACGTGGGACCTACCGCTTCACACTTTTCAATCCACTTTGAAATACACTCCTTGTGATATATATGTCCACACTGCAGTGACACGATTGGTTGTTTAGAACATTCATAGCATATACATTCATCAAAGTTTTCATCTATTCCTCCATCTTTCAAAATGATTTCAGTAGAAGGTAAAAGGTATGTACCGATTTCACACACAGGAATATTCATTATAAATGATATACTTTATCACATTCTTTTCTTAACTTAGGTTAAGAGATGTACCTCTACCTCATCATTGCGATCTTCGTATTATTTTTGATGATGCAAAATCGTTCAAGGGGTACCAAGAGTTCTATTGAGAAGATGGTGAAGCAAGCTGCACAATATGCCATCACCGCACAACAGGATGTCTCACCAGTCATGTCCGTACGTCATGGGAATTATGCTGTCGCCCATCTCTACGCACTCGGAAACATTGCCACTGATACCCAGATTCATAATGCTACAGGTATAGATGTGAAGAAGTTCAGGGAACATATCACAAATGTTCAAGAAATGGTCACTAGGAAGACTGTCGATAAGTTTCCAGATTTTGAGGGTCAAGTTGATATGTATCTCTCTGAAATTGCATAAAACACCTAAGTGCGTACACACGATTAAGAAAAAGGTAAGAAAAAATGCAGGTCATCCGAGATGGAATGTGGGAGCGTTGCCTCGCTGACGCGGTCAAAATGTACCGATTCAGCGAGCCAGATGAGAAGTGTATACAACTTGCAAATGCGACTTGGGTTATGAAGAAGAAGTACCAGGAACATGAACATAAAAAGGATTCAAGGAAGTTGGTTGTACTTGATAAACCCCCAGAAGTAGTAAACGAACAACGAACATCGAAGAAAATTTGTTGTGCGACGACGATGACTGGAAAACCCTGTTCATTCAAAGCTGTCTGTGGAGACTACTGTAAAAAACATAGCGTGAAGAATGTGTCCCTAGGGATGAAAGTAGATGTGAGCAAAATTAAAATCATAGACTAATAGAAAGATAATGTTAGACCAAGAAAGTCTTAGACCTGTGATAATAGCGATGACCCTTTACATTATCGTAAATCTCATTCTTCCTCGTATCGTCACCAAACCTACCGGTTTTCAACCAATCGATGATATTGTAATGACAAGTATTGCTCAACGAGATTCGTTAATGAGTGGTACTATTATAATTGGTCTTATCATCTTCGCCACCAATTACATTCAAGGTGAATTCTTCTAATACATTCTCCCTACCAACTAGTTTTTTCGTGTGTTCGTGATTCATGTGACGAACACGATTATCATACGCATGTCTCATGAACTCCAAGAGTTGGTCAAAGTTTGGTTCACCCCAAACCATACCCTTCTTGAAGAGGAAATCATCCTTCTCCAGCTCTTGAAGTCCACAATCAATCGTATATGGTGTCTTGATATATTCAGGAGCACCCCCATAATTTGTGATGATCACAGGTTTATCTCGTATAGCAGCCTCTACTGCCCCCATACCAATACCCTCAGAATGTGAGAAACTCACGTAACAATCTGATCTATTATGCAAAGTATCCATTTCTTCATCTGAAATAAGACCATTTATAATTTCTACATTTGGGAATTTGAGTTGTATATCTTGATTACTTGTGGCCTTGACAATGAGTCGTGTATTTGGTTCATTTAGACGAGCAAATGCCGATAGTATATCGCGAAACTTCTTTCTAGGGTCCATGATATTTCCGATATGGTAGAATGTATACGGTTTCTCCTTTGGTTTGGGGATGTGTGCATGAATGATGTAGAATTCGTTATCAGGAAATTGCCGAGAGAAAACCTTTTTGCAGAATTCACTGGGTACAGCCACTTTCTTAAACTCTTTCATGATCAGACCATAATCTTCATGTACAGTTTCGGTTTCACATATGGTCATGCATGCAAGATTCTTGACACGGGTTCGCGCGTACTTGAGATATTCCAGGTGGTCACTAATTGGGAGCATAAAAATCAGGCCATGTTCATGTTCAGGAATTTTACTCCCAAAAACGTGATAAGTCGAATCGGGTTGAAATAATTGAGTATATTTGATTGCTTGGTTTCCTATACCTGTATTTAGTTTTGGTCCTATGATGATCATTTGAATTAAAGATAATCTTTCTTTTATATATAATACAATGGACTCTTTACGTAAAGAAATTGAACAGGAAATGAAACGTGCTCGTCTCGACAAGGGTCGTCTTTACGACATTATTCTCAAACTTGTTGATAACAATGGTGTAGGTGGAAAGGCCACTCATGGCCCCCTCGGTCCCCCAGGCCCCCTCGGTCCCCCAGGCCCCCCAGGCCCCCCAGGCCCCCCAGGTCCCACAGGCCCTAAATGTGAGTGCACAGAAACTACCCCCACTCCCAAGCCACTTGTTAAGAAGGTACCTGTTAAGAAGGCACCTGTTTAAAAAGGATGCCTAAATATATAAGTCAAATTTACCCCATTATAAATACATAACCAATATGTATTTATACTGAGACATATGTATAAAGTTAAAAATGTGTGATAAAGATATATGGGAAAGAAAGTCCTAAAAGTTGAGAAACTTACATCAGAAAATGGTATAATAGAGCTTGAAGCGGGTACTCAGATCATAGGTGGTACAGTTCAACAAAGTACTCAGTGGGGTGCCGGTACAGGAGATAATACTGATATATATTATAGCACAGGAGATGTAGGTATAGGGGTGAGTGATCCCAGGTTTACTCTGGATGTAAATGGCACAGCAAATGTGGGAGTATTAACGACGACGAGTGTTTCAGGTGACGGTTCCGGTCTCACAGATATCCCACTTTCGGCTATACCGAATTTAAATAACTCACAATGGACTACGAATGGTAATAATATTTATATTAATAATCCTTCAGTTCAGATAGGTATCGCGAGAGATAATCCCGATGCAACTTTAGATGTAAATGGTACAGTGAACGCTACTACATTAAGAGCGACAAATATTATCGGCGATGGTTCTGGTATCACGAATATTCAAGCTGTGAATGTATCCGGTTTAAATAATTCACAATGGACTACTAATGGTAATGATATTTACATTAATAATGGTGGTAGAGTCGGTTTAGGAACGAATGATCCCGGGTATACCCTAGATGTAAATGGCACAGTAAATGTCGGGGCATTAACGACGACGAGTGTTTCAGGTGATGGTTCCGGTCTCACTGGAATCCCAGCTTCCGCTGTTATTGGTGGTGTTGGAGTTTGGACTCAACCAGGAAATGATATATATTACAACACCGGTAACGTTTCCATTGGAACGACCGCAACTGGTGCGAACCTTCATGTCGAAGGTAATGTATACGTATCTTCGAACCTTGAAGTTGGTACAGCCAATTTATTCGTAGATACCAGTACTTCCAATGTTGGTATCGGTACGAGTACACCTGGGTACACACTTGATGTTGATGGTGACATTAACTTAACAGGTGTCTTTTACCAGGATGGTCTCAAATTTGTATCCAGTCTGTGGACACTTAATGGTGATGAACTGACGTATACAGCTAGCAATGTTGAAATTGGAACAGCAAATCTATTCGTGAATATAGAGAATTCAAATGTGGGTATTGGAACTTCTACACCGGGATATAGATTGGATGTACATGGTACAGCGAATGTTGGAGTATTAACGACGACGTCGGTTTCCGGCGATGGTTCTGGACTTACAGCACTTTCAGCTTTGAATGTTACAACTGGGTTACTCGACACACTCCGTATTCCCGATTTACCTGCGAGTAAAATTACGTCAGGAACCTTCCCTGCAACTCAAATTCCCGATTTACCTGCGAGTAAGATCACGAGTGGGACATTCGCTCAAGCCCGTATCCCACTTTTGTCTGGTGTAACAGGTGTATTCGACCCCAATGTGGACGCAATCAAAATTGGTAACGGCGCAGGAACGACGAGTCAGGGAACCAGTGCTGTAGCTGTAGGACATGATGCAGGAACGACGAGTCAAGGAGACCGTGCCGTCGCTTTGGGATCCAATGCAGCTGTAACCAATCAGGGAAACAACGCCGTCGCTTTGGGATCCAATGCAGCTGTGACCAATCAGGGAAACAACGCCGTCGCCGTGGGGTATGAAGCGGGTCATACCGATCAGGGAACCGACACCGTCGCCATTGGTACACTTACGGGTGAGACGAGTCAGGGAGCAAACGCCGTCGCCGTGGGGTACGTAGCTGGAACGACGAGTCAAGGGGGTAATGCTATCGCCGTGGGAATCCAAGCGGGTAAGACCAGTCAGGGAATAAGTGGCATCGCCATAGGGAACACTGCGGGTGAGACCGATCAGGGAGCCAACAGTATCGCTGTTGGGACTTATAGTGGTCAGACCAGTCAAGGATCATACTCCGTCGCCTTGGGGTACTATGCGGGTAATACCAATCAACATAATAACTCCGTCATTCTCAATGCCTCCGGTGGGACTTTGAACAGCGCCGGGGCAAGTAGATTCTATGTGAAGCCTATCCGAGACGCGACTGAGGCGAGTAATGTGGTAACCTATAACGCTACGACTGGGGAAGTGTTAGATTGTAACGCATTCACTGTAAATACATTGGGGCACGTTACAGCAATTAAATTTTTGGGTGATGGGTCAGCACTTCAAAATCTCCCCTCCGCTGGATACAACTCCGCGGTGGACGATATTAAAATTGGTAACGGTGCAGGAACGACGAGTCAGGGATCCAACTCTGTCGCTGTAGGACATGATGCGGCAACGACGAGTCAGGGAACCCAAGCCACCGCCGTAGGGTACCTAGCGGGTAATAACAACCAAGGAAACAAGGCCGTCGCCGTGGGGGTTCAAGCGGGTGTGACAAGTCAGGGAGACAACGCCATCGCCGTGGGGTGGCTATCGGGTAATGACACACAGGGAGACAACGCCGTCGCCGTGGGGTACTATGCGGGTAATGACACACAGGGATCCAACGCCGTCGCCGTGGGAATCCAAGCGGGTCAGAGCGATCAGGGAGACAACGCCGTCGCCATTGGGCGTTATAGTGGTCAGACCAACCAAGGAAACAAGGCCGTCGCCGTGGGGTACGCAGCAGGTCTGACCGATCAACACGCTAACTCCATCATTCTCAATGCCTCTGATGTGACTTTGGACAGTGGCGGGGCAAGTAGATTCTATGTGAAGCCTATCCGAGCCACGACCGAGGTGAGTAATGTGGTAACCTATAACGCTACGACTGGGGAAGTGTTGGATTGTAAAGGGATCACAGTGAGTGCATTGGGGCACGTTACAGCGGTTAAATTTCTGGGTGATGGATCGGAACTTCAAAATCTTCCTGGCGCTGGATACAACTCCGCAGTGGATGATGTTAAAATTGGTAACGATGCGGGGATTGGTCAAGGATCCAACGCTGTCGCCGTAGGACATGATGCAGGAACGACGACTCAAGGAGCCGGCTCCGTCGCCGTGGGGTACCTAGCGGGTAATTCGGGTCAGGGATCCAACGCCGTCGCTGTAGGAAATGGTGCGGCAATGACGAGTCAAGGAGACAACGCCGTCGCCGTGGGAATCCAAGCGGGTCTGACCAGTCAGGGAGTCAACACCGTCGCCGTTGGGGGCAATGCGGGTAAGAGCGATCAGGGAGACAACGCCGTCGCCGTGGGGGTCCAAGCGGGTCAGATCAGTCAGGGAGACAACGCCGTCGCCGTGGGGTGGCTATCGGGTAATGACACACAGGGAGACAACGCCGTCGCCGTGGGGCGCAATGCGGGTCAGAGCGATCAGGAAGACAACGCTGTCGCCGTAGGACATGATGCGGGTTCGTCTGGGCAGGGAGCCTACGCCATCGCCGTGGGGAACCTAGCGGGTCAGACCAGTCAGGGAAGCTACGCCACCGCCGTGGGGTACGGAGCGGGTCAGACCAGTCAGGGAGACAACGCCATCGCCGTGGGAATCCAAGCGGGTGAGACTGATCAGGAAGACAACACTATCGCCGTGGGGCGTCTAGCGGGTCAGACCAGTCAGGGAAACTTCGCCCTCGCCGTGGGGCACGTAGCGGGTCAGACGTCTCAGGGACACAACGCCATCGCCATTGGGCGTTATAGTGGTCAGACGTCTCAGGGAGCCGTCGCCGTCGCCGTGGGGCTCTATGCGGGTCAGACCAATCAACATGATAATTCCATCATCCTCAATGCCTCTGGTGCGGCTTTGGACAGCAGCGGGGCAAGTAGATTCTATGTGAAGCCTATCCGAGCCGAGACCGAGGCGAGTAATGTGGTAACCTATAACGCTACGACTGGGGAAGTGTTGGATTGTAAAGGGATCACAGTGAGTGCAACTGGTGATATCACAGCAACTGGTGATATCACAGCATTCTCTGATAGACGCCTCAAAACAGATGTTCGACGTATTGAGAATGCCCTCGATAAAGTGTGTGCCCTCGGGGGGTACACGTTCACGATGAATGATAAACCCTCAACTGGTCTCATAGCACAAGAGGTTATCGAAGTTCTCCCAGAAGCCGTCCACGGGTCCGAGGAAACACAATATTCACTCGCGTATGGGAATATGATCGGTTTACTCGTGGAGGCGATTAAAGAATTAAAAGAAAAAATTGGTTAATATAAATGCCTATAAGCCTAAAGGATACAGCGGTACTATTCGGTGATACTGCACCACATTCATTATCTGAACTTTATGGTGAGCCATTCTCAGGTGGAACGTCTGCACCAGCTTCAGGGACAATTAATCTAAACGCATTCAATGGTAAAACGCCACCACCACCTGATACCATTACCAGTTTTACAATTGGGACGTACTCTACCACACATTTAGTACCACCCGTACTATCTTCTACTACACAATATAATTACACTGTAAGTGGACATTCTGGTACAAATAATCTAATAAAGGCATTTGACAGGACTGCTTCCTCGAATTATGATGGGAGAACGGGTGATCCGAATAATATTGATGTAGTCTTTAATAATAATGTTTACCAGGGATCGTCAACAGCTTGGACAGGTGTAGCTACATTTGATGCACCATGGATTAAGATAGAATTACCAACCGCTAGAACTGTGACGGGTATGGTAATAAGATCAGAGGCACATACAAATGTGGGACAAAAATTACGATTGCTTGGAAGTAATGATAATACTAACTGGGAACTTGCATTTTCGACAAACACTACTATAAATCGTCCAGGTGGTGTTCAAAATAATATGGACCCGGTTGTCATCAATTTTACTGGTACTACCGGGTCTTATAAGTATTATGCTTATGTATGGTTGGAAAACACTACGACACACGGTGTTTACCTTCCACAGGTAGCTCAATTTAATCTCATATCACCATGACACTTGGTATAGCTTATCGTCTTGATGTATTAAGTACGACACCCACTGTTGAATGGAAGTTATCTATCCCTATAAGTTAGGGTGAAGATCATAACACTTTTTACGTAGGAGATTTATTCACCCACCATATGAAACTACCGAATAGAGATGCTATTAAAGCTATCAAGAGACCAAATGAGAATTTTTTAGGTTTTTCATCTGGAGGTTTATCGGGTAACTTCTGAACATTTTGATTAAGTGTATCAATCTTTTTAAGAAGTTTCTCAAGTGCTTGGAGAATCTGGAGTTCTCTATCTTTTGGTTTTTCTTTTACGTTTACAGTGGTAATCTCGAGTACCATATACCACTTTGCATCTGGTTGAAGTGAGACGTAGTCGCCGTCATCCTGTTGTTCAAAAATTTTAAAGTCCAACTTTTTTATAGAAATTGGATTGAAATAATTTTGTTGACGATTGAAACTTTTCCATTGTTTATCCCGAAGTACTGTGTGTGATGAATGACTGAAATGCCTTTCTAAAGGTACACGAGCAAACACTTGACCGTGACGTTCATCGAGAATTTGAGCAACCTTGGGTACATCCGGACAAACGACATCAACAAACTTGGCTATATTACTGGGACTAGAAGTTGCACTAGCTTCACCAACTTGTGTGATGTAGAAATCAACCATCTTTACCCCCATTACACGCCCCATATCTTCTACATGTGTATTTGATTTCAGGGTGAGATCAAGTGAAAATGTATTATTCGTTCCATTGACAAAGTTTGAATCGAGTATCACATACTGAACCTTTTTAGGTATGTCGTCTAAGGACATTTCTAATGTTTACAAATATTATATTATGATCCCTGCTATTGCACGGAACACAATTATTTTCTCATGGTCGGTAACATTCATTGGAGTTTGGGACTTCATTCGTCTTATGAAATCATATAAAAAGAAGGGTCCATAATTATGTAAAGATGCTTCTCAAAGCCATTTTTAACACAGCAATCGGGATGGGCTTGTACTACATGGAATCAACATATAAATGGTTGAAGATGGCTCTATGGGATGCACCTACTCGTATTATTCTCGATGTTCAACTTGAGCAAATGAGGCTTGAACGAGACCTAAGTAAAAATTATTACGGTGAAGAAAAGTAAAAATGAAAGAATACCATTTCCCACTTGTTACGGACGAACTCCGCATCGCATTTCTTCAATCAACTGAATATCTGTGTGCTGACGTACAGCGCTTGATCTGGCACGAAGTACTTCACTGTACACAACCAATTGAACCCCCACCTACACCTAGGAAATGTCCGGCTTATTCCAGGCTGCCCTCGGCTTCTTTGCCCCGAAACATGTTCAAGGATCTATAATCGAGGCTGTAAACGAGTGTGGAGAGAAGCGGTACATCGAAATGGGAGTTGAAAGAAATATTCAAGTGGAACGACAACGAGATTTAGAAATTCTCCTTACGAAGTGTAAAAGGTTATTATCCTTCGTAGAAAGAACAGATGATATACAGGTTTTTGAGAAGATGGCTTTTTTTGTTGTAAAGGTGAGACAGGCTAAATACCGAGGTGACGATATTAAAGGTTTGTTTAAAGAGTTTGAAGAAATTCAAAGAATCACAAAAAAGAGTTCTAAATCTTTTCAAAACCTAAGTAAAATAGAGATGATGGGATAACAACGTGTAATAAACATGGACCTTTTCCATAAAATAATGGAGCTTGTTGACAAGAACTCGGATAAGATCCCGGAGGGGGACTATCTGAAAATGTGTGATACTATTCAGGAGTTGCGAGAACAAGTGAAACCACCATCCTTTCTAAACCAAACCATCCCTATGCGGGTGAGTGACGAAACACTACGAGGACCTCCGGTGTATCATCCTACAATTACCGATGAACTACCATCTGAACCTGATACAGTTGCCCAACGAGATCGAGAACAACTTCATCAACGATGGAGAGAACTTGATGATGACGAAGAGCGTGAGAACCCGGGGTTGAATCAATTTTTACGTGAGTTACATGAAGAGTGGTCTGACCCAGTTGAACCAGGTGCATACTACCCCCCACCAAGACAGGGAATGCATCAAGATGTTGAAGTAAGCCTAAGTGAATAGAAATACTTGTAATGTTAAGAAAGAATGGAAGAACTCATGAGTCTCATCGATAAACACTCTCATCGAATACCCGAGGGTGATTATATTCACATGTGTCGATTAATGAAAGAAATGTATAAAACCAGGAACCAGTTACTTGTCAAACCTGATGTAGTTGGTGAAGATTTCATCATGACATCGGATGCCCTCAATAAATGCCACACATGGATCAGAAGTACAGAAGCTCTCCGTGATGCCTTTGAAGAACACGAGAAGTATCCCGAAGACAAGGTAAAATTGGGAATTTATACACAGGTCCGAGAAGCCTCCAACCTCTATTGGAGAGAACTCACACATGCGTATGGATACGAAGAACTCATGTGGTTTGTACATCACGGCACGAATGCACAAAGAGACTTTAGATATTATGACAGGGGTCGGGTGTAGCATCATCCATATTCCATACCTAAATGAAGCTTAGAAATTATAATACCATATTATATAAGATGTCTCTTGTTCCCATCAAGTTGATAAAAAATATTTCAGTGAGAAATAAACTTCTCAAAATCAAAGATGAAACCCCTGAGATGGACAAGAATGATTACATCGAATCTCGAATTCTTACAAACAAGAAAGCTAGCAATCTATTGGCTATAGAGGATGCCTCAGAAGTTGCTAAATATTACCTCCATAAAAAGGGTGTATTCGAGCGAATTGCTAAAGATATTCAAAAAGAATCGGGTAAAAACTTCCGTTTTCTGATCCGTAAGACTAGTTCTATGAAAAAAAGACCGTTAGCTGCTAAAGGTCGTACTGGTACAGACTATATTCTCATGGAACATTCGTTCACAGATGGATCGGGTCATTATGGTATGTCCCGAGTTAATCATGCTAATAAGACTGCGTTGATTTATGACTCGATGAAAAACGAGGACTCCGATTTTGAGAGCCCACTCAAGACACTACTGGGTAAGGGGTATAAGGTATCAAGTGGAACAATTCATGGATGTTACCCCCGTTTGAGGAACGCTTCTAATGCCGACCTGAATCCTCAACCCACAGGTGGATTTGTGTCACAATCATTTACTGAATTCAAGAGTAAGAACTATGCGGGTGGTCGTGGAGGTGTTCCCAAGACGCGTATGGAAGAAGCTTTTGTTGTTTCTCAATATGACGAACTTTCTCAACATCATTTCTGTTACATGGAATCGTTCCTCGCGTTGATGGTGAATATTGGAATGGTAAAACCTGGACCACAAGATCCCCGTGAACGACTCGAGTACGTGAAGAAGTTCATTTGGGGTGTGATTTATAAATATGTTCCTAAATCGAGCCGTGACACAGTTCATTGGAAGTATTTCGAAAAACAATTCCCATATTTTATAGAGACGATGGGTTCGGATGGTAAACGTCTACCAATGAGACGTGGTTATATTCAAGTTCCTCCCTTGAAGGGAACGGTTGAGTATAAATTGAAGAAGATGCGTACACGCAGTGATATTGACCAATCATGGACCCTTAATAAAATTGTAGACTGGTCCAGGGGTGTTCGTAAATGGATTGTACCTAAGTAGAAGCTAAACTTTATAATTTTCAAGAAAAAAGATGGAAGACCTCCGAGGCCTTATGGCTTGTCTTGACGACATCTCCAGTAAGATCCCTGATGGCATCTATCTGGAGATGGCCGATAAAATGAAACGCGTTCATGACCACATGAACGGCGACAAACCGTTCCATGAAGACACGTTCTACTATAGCGATGATGATTCAGATTTTGAAAGCGAGGATGATGATGACAGTGACAGCGACTTCGAGGTTCCCACCGTTGAAAATCGACGGCTTCGAGAGCGAGAATACCAGAAGCTCAGAGATGAGATTTTTGGATTAGTGAAGCAGATGCACGCGGAGTACAAGGTTCTCAAGAAGTGGGACAAAGAGACGAGACGTAATTGTACCTCCATCAAGCGTATGACTACGTGGCGAAAGGGACAGGCTATCATGACCTGGTGTGATAAGACCAATAAGTTCTGGACTCCCACCCGTGATAGTAGGGAACTTGTTTGTGGTTGCACCGATCAATTTGCCTTCTGGACCTGGGAGAAGCTGACGGAATACGGTATGAAGATGATCGTGTTTGAAATTGGAACCGAGGCTGAGAAGGCCTCCGCGTCACGTGGGTTCATCTGCCAGGACGATCTCTCCCTCAAAACACTCCAAAAACTTCCCGCGTTTGAA